TGGGATAGACTTTATAATATGTTTAATCCCAATCAGGTAGGTATTTCAGAAGATAATATAGCTGCTGTCTCTAAAATTCTTATCAGTAATAGAAATTACACAGGAACGAATAAAATTACAGGAAACTTTGAGTTTGCTACTTTTCCAATAGTTCCAGATGGTTCTATTGCAGAGAGTAAAATTAATCTTGTTAATTTTATTACTAAACAAAATTTAGCATCAAATTTACCAACTAATCTTGCCTATAAAGATGCAAATGAAACTATTTCTGGAAACTGGTCAGCTTCTGGAAATTGGACAATTTCTGGTAGCTGGACATTTAATAATCCTATTTCTAACTTGGTTATTGAAACTGTAACTTCATTGCCACAAACAGCCACAAATGGCAAATTATTGCTATATAATGGAGAGTTATATCTTGGAAAAGATAATGCTTGGAAAAAGCTTGTCCCTGCTGATGAACTATTACTTCAAGGAATTATATCTTCTTTAAATTTAAGAAATTCTAAAGACACAGAATATAGTCGCACAAACTGGGGAGCATATGAAAATTGGGAAGAGTTTACTTTAAATGAAGCTTCTTACGGCAACTTAACTTTTGAGGTAGATGCTCGTGTTGCTGATACTAATCAAACAGCTTCTATTTACTTTGCTATTAATGGCACTAAAGTAAGTGATTACTATACTGTTAATGATACAGTTTATGTGACTTTTTCTTATACGCTGGGAACAAGGCAGGCGTTTTCGAGTGGCACTAAATTTCAACTCTGGGGTAAATTAAGTGCTATTAACCAAACCTGTTATTTTAAAAACTTTAGACTTTATTATGATAGGGCTTTTGTTAAATTAAATGGTGTAGATGTTGCTGGTATTCCGTTATATAGTCAAACACCATTGAATATGTCATAAGGAGATAGAAATGGGTGATTTACCCTTAACACCATTACCTTCTCCAACTTATGGGGTAGATTTTTATAATAAATATCTTGCTGGAGGCACAAAAATGTTAAATCCATTAACTTTGGCATCTATAATTTCTGGTGGCTCAAGTATATTATCTGGATTATTAGGAGCATTAGGTAAAGGACACGCAGCTAAAAAATTAATAAATGCTGTTAAACCAACAACTCCTTATTATGAAACCTTTTCTAATCTTCCTTATCTTCAAAGTTTATTCCAATCTTCTTTACTTGGTGCATTGCAACAGGAACTTCCACAATCGGCTAATTGGGGAATAGACTTTAATGCTTTACTCTCTCTATTAAATAAAAATGCTCCGTTAAATTCAACATCACTACGGTATTTACCTTATGCCCCTCTTCTACAGAAGTATTATAAATAAGGAGAAAAATAATGGCAACTAATTTTTATAGCCCAGAATTAGAAAATTTAAAAAAGAGCCTTTTAGCTCAAGACTGGTTTAAAAGCCCTTATGAAGATTTGTTTAAACAGCAAATATCTACTCTACAGAACCCACAGGCTCAAATAAATACAGTCAGAGCAAATATATTAGGACAGACAAATGCAGGGCTTCAAGAAGCTCAAAGATTGGCTGGGTCAAGAGGATTTTTAGCTGGGCAGTCAGGCATTGCAGATAGAGCTATGCAGGATGTAATCAGACAGGGACAATCAACATTAGGGCAAGCTATTGGAAACATTAATGCACAAAATTTAGGCTTGATTAATCAGTTATTACCAGAGATGGCACAACAGGCTTCATTTGGTATGAGAAATGCTACTGAAGCCTTACAACAGGCTGGTGGATTAGAGCAATTTCCCCAACAGTTTGATTTTAATAAGCTGATGGCATTTTTGAATTTGCTACAAAATTATTATAGTGGTGAGCAACAGGCACAGTTAGCCAGATATTCTCCATACTGGGGTGCTTTGACTTCTATTTATGGTGGATAAAGGAGAACTCCAATGGCTATTGATTTAAGAACATTTGCAGCTTATTTGCAAAAAGGTGGACAAGATGTTTCAGATATGTTACTTCGGAAATATCTAAATGATGAACAAATAAAACAAATACAAATGCAGTTAGCTGCACAAGCCCAACAGTTACAACAGCGTTTAGCTGCAGAAGCACAGCAAGAGGAATTAAACAGGCAGGCAGAATTACAAAGAACTCAAATGGTAGAGGAAGGTGCAAACAAGAGAGCAGAGGCTGCCAGAAAAGTGCAGGAAGCTAATCTTTCGATTGAAGAAGAATACAGAAAGAAAGCTAATGAAGGAGACCCCACAGCTAAAGAAGCATTAGGATTATACCATATTATGATTGGACAGGCTGCTTTAGGACAGGATATTCCACCGCAAGCGGAGGAAAGATTAAAGCAAATAGCTCCAGCTTTGTATAGTCTATATGGGCAAACTCAATTTAATATTCAGCTCAAAGAAGAGGCTGAAGCAGCGAGAGAAAAAGCTACTCCTGTTGTTAATCCTATTGCAGAAGAAACAAGACAATTAAATGCTGCTGTTGGTGCTGCAGAAAAAAGAGTTGCTTCATTAGAAAGACAGGTAATGGCTGCAAAGAGAGCATTAGACGCTGCTCAAGTTAATAGAACAGGAAGTGCGGGTGACCAAAAGAAAAGAATTGAGAACGCACAAGATAATTATAATCAATTAGTAGCAGCTTTGAAAGCAGCAGAAGAGCAACGAGATATGCTTAAAGACCAATTGAGCATACAACAGCCTGCATCAAATCTATATAATTTTTATGCCAAGTATGGTGCTATCCCATCAGAGCAACGGATTGAAGCTGAAATGAAATCTGCTGCTCGAAGAAAATCAGAACCAGAAGGAAGTTATTATTCTGAAAGTGAAAGAGTAATATTAAATAGAATAGCTGAAACTCTTGCTAAAGCTGTTCCTAATTGGAACGAGTTAACTGATTTACAGAAAAATGAATTGATTAAAGAAAAATATTGGAAATATTTAGAAGAAAAAATTGCAGCAGGAAACCCACAATATGCTGAAATTTTAAAGAACGCAAGAAAAAGAGAAGAGGACGAAGCAAAGAAGAATAAGTAATAGGTTAAAGCTATGATTGATAATGAACAGGAAAAAAAGAAAAAAGAACTTATTGATGATGTTGATAAATTTTTAGAAAAAGACATTGGCTTCTCATTGAGCAAAACCAGCACTACTCCTACACCTACTGTTGCACCTACTACTCCTGCCCCTATGCCACAGGCTGCTCCAACACAGCAGTCTGCTATTGCTCAACCCTCTAATAAAGAAGATTTATTAAGAAGCGTTGATGAATTTATGGATAAAGAGCTTTATGGTATTCAACCTTCACAGCAGCAACAAGAAGCACCAACTACATTTGAGCCAGAAAGAACAGAATTTCAAAAAGCTCTTTCCAATGCCAGATATACTCAATTGACAGGATTACTTCCACCAGAAAGAAGATATGAAACAAAAAAATATTTTGGTCTTCCTATGCCAACAGGAAAATATATTGGGGGTAAAAGTAATGAAGACCTTTTATCTCGCTCGTTATTTGATTATAATCGTCCTTCACCAGTGGAAAGGCAGGTAACTCCAGAAGGACAAATTGGTTATGACCCCGCATCTGGTTTATTGAGTGCTACAGGAACAGCATCCTTTGATGCTCTTACTCTTTATGTGCCAAGATTAGCAGCCGAACTTTATGGAAGGGCTACACATAAAGATTTGTTTACTTATGCACCAGAAACAACGGCAGAAAAATATGCGGCTGGTATAGCAGGAATTGCTGGGACTGTTGCTTCTCCTTTCTTTAAACTTCTTGCCAAAGGGATGTCTGCGGTTTCAGATGCTATTCTTCCTGAAACCACTCTTAAATCTATCTATGGTCAGGGAAAATTTTTCAATAGAGCTGCTGCCGCCGCTGCTGCTTTGGGTAAAAAAACTTTTGCTGATGGTTTAGCTTTAGGAACTACTTTTGCTTTACAAACACCAGTTGGAAAAGAGTTACCAGAAGATTTGTCTAATCGTCTTAAAAACTTTGCTCACGGTGCTGAAGTTGCTACTATATATAATCTGATTGGATTATTAAGTCCAGAGCTTGCTACATTTCTCTTTGCTAAACCTGAAGCAAGAACTTTGAGTTTTATTACTCCTTTAAAAACCCCGCTTCTTTTTAATGTTGCTAAAGCTGGTGCGGCTGCTGCTGCTGATATATTATCAAATGGAACTGAAGGAAGAGATTTAGTAGATGTTGTTTATTCTGCTGGTATAGCCGCTTTCTTTGGATATAATACTAAATTTGTTCCACAGGCAGTATTAGCCAATTCTTTAAAATCTCAACTTGATGAAGAGATTAGAAGAATAGAAGAATCAGAAGGAAAATCAGAAGACCCATTACGACAATGGGTTAAAAATGTAATAGATGATATTAATAAAAATCCAATGCCTTCTCCAGAGTGGCAAGAAACTATGGATAAGGTAAGGAAAGCCAAAAATCCTTTAGCCAGATTAGAAGCATTGAAGAGTTTTGTAGATAGTGCTAAAGAAGGACAGAAAATTCCTTTAACAGAATTACAGGCTATAAAAAGAGTTATAAATGCTGCTTATGGAGATATAAATAGATGGCGACAAGAGAAAGCAGAGCAACCTAAAACTATGCCAGAAGGATTTTTCTATGACCAGTTAGAAAAAAGACTTGATGAAAGTATTTTATTAATAAACCATTATGAAGCTCCAGAGACAGTTCCATATCCAGAAAAAGATGCTGATGGAAGAATTAAAGACCCTAAAGTTGGAACTTTGGCTTGGATTAGAAAAGGGGTAAAGAGTGGTCGTTTAATTAAAACAGATGAAGGAATTATAATTGAAAAGTATCCTGAACCGTTTATAGATAATCAAACTAATTTTGAGCGTTATATCAAGACGACTAAAGTTGGGCAATATATTGGTGATACTCCGAAAGAAAAAGAATTATATTGGACAGAAGAAAGATTTAGCAATGAAATGGGAAGCCCTAAATCTGATTTTGTTCCTTTATTGACAGATTTTAAAATGAGGGTTGCAAGATTAGCTCCAAAAATTGCTGAAGCTCATAATAAATATAATGGTGCAACTTTTAGCTTATATAAAGGGGATAGAGCTGGAGAAGATGCTTATGCTGTTTCTATTTTCCCTGAACGCAGTTTAGTTATTAAAGATAGACCAATTACTAAAGAAGATATTATTGATTTTGTAAATAGAAATGCTGACCTTTTCTCTAATCCATTTTATAATGTTGGAACTTGGAGAAAAGTAGATACATCTAACTATTTAGATGTTGTGGTTGTAGTAAAAGATAAAGCAAAGGCTTTAGATTATGGTAGAAGGGCTAAACAGGAAGCTATTTTTTATCTTAAAGATTTAGTAGAAATTAAAGTTAATGGAACAAGTGATGTTCCGCTTGGAAAAGTTCAAGATAGGGTTTATTCTCCTGAAGAACCCGATATAACAGGATATTATTTTTCTGATAAAGTTAATACTCCTTATGCTTGGATTTCTCCATTAGCTGTTGGAAAAGAGGGATATTCAATATTTAAAGAAGGAAATCCTAAAAAAATGCTTAATAAAGGGCAATTGCCTTTTATTACTATTCATACTCCAGATACTACTGTTGATATGGAACAACATTATGGTCACTCTTTATATGAAGTTAAGTTAAATAAAAATGATTTATATATCTGGGATGGAAAATCTCCATTACCAACACCCCAAGAAATTGTATTTAATTATGGTAAAGTCGGGGTATATATTCCTGAAAAAGGAATTCAATTATATACTCCTATAAGAGCAACAAGAGTAACTGCCTCTTTTAAACCTGCTGATTATACAAAGGGAATTCCTTATAGAACACAGGACATAATTAGTAAAGTTCCTGCATTGAAAGAAGAAAAACCCTTAAGTTCAACAGATGAAGTAAGAGAAATTCTTAATTCTTTTCCAATAGAGCAACAGTTACGAATTATGCTGGATGGGCATATTTTTCGTTGCCCTGATTGTGGTAAGATTACTATTGATGATAATCCACAGGTAAAGTGTAGTAATTGTGGAAAAGATTTAACCGATATTGCAATAGCCCAGAGAAAACTTCTCTCTGATATAAAAGCAGGGGATTTAAAAGAATTTGTAAGGACTTTTACTAATGCATATAATTTTGATGACACATCTTTTATGGAGCAATTTCTAAAAGATATGGGTCTTGTTATTACACCTGAAGATGTTGCAAAATCTTTAAACTTAAAGCTATTAGAAGAGTATCCTAATGGTATTCAAAGTTTTATTAATGGAAAGGGAGAAATAATTATTACGGGTCTTCAAGCTGAACCTGATACACCTATTGAAACCATTTTGGATAATCTACCTGATAATGCTACTATAGCTGTTCAAGGCAATCTTGCTGAAGGTAAAGCAACAACTCTTACTGTTGGTGAGCTAAAGAAATTAATGAAAGCTAAAGATATAAAAGTTTGGACAACAGCTTTAACACCATCTATTCATTTCTTTGAACAATATCTTCCTGAACCACTTAAACGACTTTATTACAAAGGACGACAGGCATCAGATTTTATAGCTAAAGTTGTTCAACCTAAAATAAATGAGTTTAATAAACTCTGTAAGGAATTAAATATTACTAAAGAAGACAGCCATAATTTAGCACTACTTGCGTATTGGCAACAGGAAGATATAAGACCAACTTTACAGGAACTTTATGGCATTACAAAACCCCCAGAGCTTTCTGAAAATGCTAAAAAACTTTATGATTATGTTCAAAAAGAATTATCTGGATTTTGGTTTGATAAAACAAATGAAGCCAGAACAATATTAGGTATTGAACCACTTTCAAAAGATAATCCATTTTATTTTCCTGCTATTAGGGAATATGTAGAAAATCCAGAATATACTGAAATCTTTTCACAAAAAGACCCACTTAAAGTAAGCAATTTTTTAAGAAGTGTTTTTGACCCATTTAATATTGAAAGAGTGCCAAATAAACAACCACTTAAGTTAGATTTTGTTAATACTTATAAACTTTATATGAATAAGCACGGTAGATGGATTGGAACAGCTCCTCTTAAAGCAGAAGGTCAATTATTTTTAAGTCCCATACGCTTTACTGTTGGAGATAATCTTTTTGCTTGGAATATGCAAGAAAACTTACCAACTATAAGCAAAGAACTTAAACAATGGATAAACTATGTAAGTGTTGGTGAAGTTCCTTCTTTATTGAGGTATATAGAAAATAAGCCAAAAATTGCAAAAGTAATGTCTTATATTATGAAATCAGTTTCATCCTCTATTTTAACCTTTAATGCCAGAAGTGCAGCAATTCAGCCAGCAGCTTTAAGAAACGCAATGAGAGACCTCACTTCAAAAGATTTTTTGCGTGCTTTAATGGATATGGGCAGGTCTCCAAGCCGAGCAAAAGAAGTGTTAAAGTTTATTAGAGAAAATAGTGAGCATATTCCTGCAAGGTCAATGGATGTAATGTTTGAGTGGTTAAAAGAAGACTTTGCTAAAAATCAAGGAAAAAGCATTGGAGAATTTTGGAAAAAATTTATTTTGTGGCAAACTAAAATAACTCAAGCTGGTATTTATCCATTAAAAATGCTGGACTTATTTACCTCCGAATTAACTTGGTATGCTGCTTATTTAAAAGGACAACGATTGGGATATGAAGGAAAGAAGCTCATAAATTATGCTGATGATGTTGTTGTAAGAACACAGGCTTCAGCTAATCCTGAAGATATTTCCAAGATACAACGAATAGCTGAAGGACGCTTTTTAACTGTTTTTCAAACCTTTACTATTAACGAGTGGCAAATAATGAAACAAATGTTATTTGCACCAATTATGAGAATAAAAAGAAATGAGCCAATTACATTTGATGATTTTGTGCAAGCAGGAAGATTTTTATTCTGGACAATGGCTTGGAATTATTTTTATGAAGATATTATGCGTATGCGTTCGCCATTTCCAACACCAATTAGAGAGTTCCGTCGTAAGTATGCCCAGACACAAGACATCCTTTTATCTTCTTTAAGTGCTGTAAGAGAATTAGGTGAGCAAGTTCCTGTATTTGGTGCAACACTTAAATATGGAACTCCTTATAAACTTCCTCTACCTGCTGCAGTTCAAACTCTGGTAGATGTTGGAACAGCCACTAACAGACTTTTAGGAACAAGAAGACTTTCTGAATTAAGGCTTGAAGATTATTCAGCTTTTGCTAAATTAGCAGGAATTACGGGAGCTGCCCAAGCTGAAAAAATGATAAGAAGAGCAAACAAAGGTATGAGCTGGTGGCAGGCTTTTCTTGGTGTTAAAATAGAAGATGCAAACGCAGATGAAGAGACCAGAAGCTTATTGCAAGAATTGCTTGGTCTTGGTGGAGGCTACTAATGAAAAAATCTGATAAAGTTTTAAGAGAGTTGGGTGATAATCCTTGTTTGAACAAAACTACTGAAGAACGATTAACTATTTTAGAGTATTTAGTTAAGGATATTCTTGACAATGAGCTTGCCCATATTTGGGTAATATTAAAGATAATTCTTGGGGGAATTGTTTCCATTTTAGCTGCTGTAATAGTTCAAATTATTACCAAGAGGTGAACTATGCCTTACAGTGTAAAAGAGAAAAAATTATATGCTAATTTAGTAAAGGAGTATGGAGAGAAAAAAGCACAGCAGGTCTATCACGCTATGCTTAATAGTGGGAAGTATGATAAAATCTTTAGTAAGAGGTCGTTGTTAAAAAGAAAAGCCAGAGAAGCCCTTAAAGGTTGGTAATTATTTTTTATCCCAAGCTTTATTTACAAATAAATTTATCTCAATTATATCTTCTAATTTTTTGGATATTGGAAATAAATAAAATTTAGTCATTGCTTTATTGACAATTTCTTTTGCCTTCTCAATATCTTTTTCATTAACCTCAATAATCAATTCATCGTGAATTTGTAAAAGGATTTGCCCATCAATTTTATTCTCTTTTAATTCTTTATCAACTTGAAGCATTGCTATTTTGATTATATCTGCTGCTGAACCTTGAACTGGAGTATTCATAGCAATGCGTTCACCAAAGCTTTTTTCTGCTTCATTTAGGCTCTTTAATTGTGGAATATATCTAATCCTTCCACCAATTGTAGAGACATAGCCATTATATAACCCTTCCTGCACCACTTCATTTTTATAATCGCCAAGTCTGGGATAAACCCTAAAATACTTTTTTAATATTTTCCCTGCTTGAAATAAAGAACAATTAAGTTGCTTGGATAAAGCCTTAACACCCATACCGTATAAAATACCAAAGTTAATTGTTTTGGCTCTATCTCTGGCATCTGGTAAATTTTTAAAAAATTCTTGGGCAGTTTGTTGGTGAATATCTGTTCCATTTTTAAAAGCATTATACATCTTGCTTTCTCCAGATAAGAAAGCCGCTACTCTTAATTCAATTTGAGAATAATCAGCAATGACAAATTTATAACCATCTTTAGCAATAAAGTAAGAACGAATTTCTTTACCTAAACCACCCTTCTTTGGAATATTTTGAAGGTTAGGGTCAGATGAAGCTAATCGCCCAGAGGCTGTATTGGTTTGATGGAAGAAGGTATGAAGTCTATGCTTATTATCTACCTTTTTAGGGAGAGCATCTAAATAAGTTGATTTTAATTTAAATAATTTTCTGTATTCCAAAAGAGCATCCACAATAGGATGTTGTCCTTTTAATTCTTCTAAAGTCTCTATATCTGTTGAGAAAGAGCCAGTTTTAGTTGTTGCGAGAGGCTTTAATCCTAATTTTTTAAACAATAAAATACTTAATTGTTTTGGAGAATTTATATTAATTTGCTCTTTGGCATAATAATAAATCTTTTTTTCTAATTTATCACACTCTTTACCAATTCTTTCCGAAAGTTTTTTAATTTTATTTACATCTATTTTAATTCCAGTAAAAATCATTTCAGCCAATAACTTTGCTAAAGGAAGCTCTATAGTCTTATACCATTGAAATAATTTTTTATTTTTACTTATTTCTTTTTGTAAAATAGTATAAAGTTCATAAGTTAATTTGGCATCAGTAATAGAATATGATGCCGCTCTTTTTATATCTACTTTATCAAAAGTAATTTTATTCTTTCCTTTCCCCAGCAGTTCTTTTATATCCTGTTTTTTATTTTTACATTTATACTTTATTCCTAAACTTCCAAGACTGTTGCTCTGCTCTGGGTCAAGAAGATAAGCTATTATTTTTGTATCCTCATATTCTCCAGATACTTCTATTCCTATTTTTTTAAGCTGCAAATAATCAAAAACGAAATGATGGAAGATTTTTAGTTTTGGATTAAGAATACTAAAGAGTTCATTTAGATTTTCTTTTGCTGTAAAATAAAATCCTTCATTTGGACTTATAGCAACAGAAACTCCAACCAGTTTATCATCAAAAGATACACCAGTTGTTTCGGTATCAATTGCTACTATCTTTGCTTTTTTGAGTTTGTCTTTTATTCTTTTTTCCATTGTCTTTTTTTAACTCTATTGCTCTATCTTCATTAAGAGCAATATAAGCCTTTAGCGATTTAATAAACCCTTTTGATGGAGTTTTTAACCACTGCATCCTTGTAAGTATAAAATGTTCGCCTTTGGTAATAACTACGGTCTCTTCTGGGTCATAACTAATATGATGAGTTTGAATTACTTTTTTTGTCATTAGTTGATGTTTGAGTTTGGTTCTTTCACTATTTGAAAACTTTTCATTAAATGCTGAATTACACTTTCCAGACTTTCTAAAATAAATGCTGCCTCTTTTCCAGTTAATACTAAATTCTCTTTTTCTACAACTAAATAAATTTCTTCTTTCTGGTAATCAATAATTATTGCCATTTTCCCATCAAGCTCTGAAGAAGTCAATCCAAATAATTCCAAGTTAATTCTCCTTTTTAATAAAATTCATACACTCAAAAGAAATTAAAGTATCCAAATCTTCTTGGCTTACCTTAATTTTACAATCATTTTTACACATTGCACATTTAGGAAGAACCTTATTCTTCTTTATAGAAGTGTCGGCATCTTCTGTCCAAGTTGAAATAATTTCTTGAGCTGCATCAATTTCTTCAAGAGAAGCATAAGAGTTAGCAAATTTTTCCATACAGTCGTCATTGCAAAAGAAATAATGTGAAGGGTCAAGTTTTTTACCACAATAGCGGCAATATCTTTCTTTAGTCATCTTCGTTTTCCCAGCCACTAAAATAACTTAATAAATCCTCAAGGTCATAAAAGATTGGTATGCCGTGTTTACTGGCGTATTCTAACTCTCTTCTTGTTCCAACTGAATTTTCAAATTCTGGAAGCACTAACACGGCATCTGCTACTGCTAAATAAGCCATACTTGTATCAAAGAAATCTTCTGGCTTGAAGTTTCCCCAACCCCAAATAACTATAAGTATATCAAGGGCAGGAACATAAGGAGCAAAGCCTCTTCTATATAAAGCAGTTCCAGTTGCTAAAAAAGAAGCAACATTAGCACAATACTCTAAAACAGGATGTTTATCTTTGGAAGTTGGGGTTATAGCTCCAGCAATATAAACTCTTTTCCTCATTGCTTATTCTCCTTATTATTAAATGCAATCTCCATTAGATATGCATCTAATCTTATACTTGTTAATATTTCTATAATTTCTTTTTTAATAACTGGATGAATAGAATTATCTTCTTCTAATAATAATTCTCCCAATCTGGTATAATTACAAATATCCATTAGAGTATCTTTTACACTTTCATCTTTTACCTTTAATAATCCACTTTGAACAAATCGGCGTAAGCGATGATACTTATCGCCAATTCTAACAATAATTCCTTCAATGCCAAAATCTTTTAAATTAGCTAATGTATCCTGCTCACCAGAATAATCGTGTCCTTTACTAATCATTATCTGTATATCTCGTTCGGTCATTTCTCTAACTTTTTCAATGGCATCTTTAATATTCATTTTATTCTCCTTTCATTACTTTATCATAGAAATATTCATAAGCTACTTTATTATAATGTAATGCTAATTGACCATTAACTGCCCAGAACTTCTGGAAAACATCAGACATAAAATTATCCAGTAATTTTGGTGTTGGAATAAGAAATTTAGAAACAACAAAATCATAATCTCCAACCATTTGAATATGAAAATCAGTAAAGCAAGCAAAAGAAGAAAAATGAAAACGACGAGGAAGTTCTGGTGCATCTTCTAAATAATCAAATCTATCCACAACTGGCACACCAAAATCAAACAATTTAGATACACCTATTTTTGAAATATGGCATCCAAGTTCCATCCTAACTATTACCCCAGATACTTTAAAATCGTCAACTCTAAAAGTAGCAGCCGCTTCTGGCACAACATTAAAAATAAATTGAACGGGTTGAATAGCATTTCCTTTCGGAGAAATCAATAACCCATCAGCAACCTGATGAATAGAATATGTTTCACCCTTCACCATAGAAGGTAATAATTGATATTGATAGTCGTCATTTTTGCTATCCTCAATAAGCAAAAATTCCTTCCATCCCCAATAAAAGCCAGCATATTTAAATACAAAATATTTGGTGTCGGTTGAAGAAATTTGTAAGCACATTAGTATATATCTCCGTTCTCTTGAATTTTTTTATCCTCATAGGGAGCAACAGCTCTCCTATAAAGTTCTTGCTTTACACACTCCAGAATTCCAATTGCGGTGTTATAAGCTTCATAATCTTCTCCAATAGTTTTTATATAAAACAATAGTAATTCTGTAATCAAGTAATTAATAACACCAGCATTGACAGGAGCATTATCAGCAAGTTTATCCATTATTATATCCAATCCACCAAACCAAAATGCCCTTTTTTCTTTTGTTATATATGGCATCTTTTTTCTCCTTTTAATATATTATATCATAAAATTAGCCAAATGTCAAATAAGAAAAATGGTAATTGTCAAATATTTTTGTATGGAAAAAATTGTAAATACTTGAAAAACAATAGGTTATGACTATCATATGTCAAATGCTCCTCTTGCCTATTAACATAAATTTTTCTACTTTATGATAAAGTTCTTTTAAAGATTGAACATCTTCAATATTGTGAATTAAAATATAATCTAATGCTTCTTTATTTCCAACTGCAGCTCTCATCCAAATGTTAGGGTCTCCTGCGTGTTCTTTAACAGGAATATCTAAAAGCCCACAGGCATTTGCCAGTTTCTTTCTGGATAAACGAAGTTTTTGTTTAACTGTTCCATAGACATCATTTACAAAAATTTCCCTGTAAGAAGGAAAGTCTAACTCCCATCTTAAAGCTCTGGTTCTGGCAAAAGGAATATCAAATCTATAATCTACTCCATTATAAACAATTAGACGGTCAAATCGTCGCATATCTTTAACTAAATCTTTTACCAATCTTTTATCAAAAGTTAGTTTTTTAATTTCTGACGGTGTAATAAGTCCACTATAAATTGTATCAGTATCGTCATCAAGAATACAGTATGAAAGCATAAAATCATAATCAGCATAAAAGCCAGTTGTTTCTATATCAAGAAACCCAATCTTCTCTTTATCCATTTCTGGATGTTCTCTTAAATAGCAATTATAATGCTCCAGATAAGTCACTCCGTGCTTACAATAATGTTCACCCAGCCAGATTATCTGGTCTTTTTTTAGTTTTCTTATAGGAACTTTCATTATTTTCTCCTTTATCTTTTATTTCTTTCTTCTGATGGAACATAGTCATACCATACTCCATCAGTTTTAAAATCAGTTCCCTTAATTTCAAAATTAAGCATTTTAAAATTAGGGTTTATTTGTGAGTGCCAATTTTTAGCTTTTACAATTATAAGTTGATTTCTATCCATTGAAAGATATAAACGGGGTCTTTCTAAACCAAAGCTTGCCCCTCTTCCCAGTAAACTCTGGCTTGATTTTTGAATACCAATAAGTGCTATGCCTTTATTTAATTTATCGTGAATTCTTGATAGAGTTTGCCCAATTTTCCAGAATTCATCTGCTACTTCCAAATAATCTATAATATTAATATCATCAGGAAAAATAACATCTTCAAATCTGGTTGTTCGGCAATAAGCATTAAACTTCCATCTTTTAACTTTAAATTGCTTTAATCGCAAAGCCAGTTCTTCCTCTGACATTTCACTATTAAAATAATGAATAGTATATTTATTCATATTATTTTTAATAAAATTAAGCATAAATAAAGTTTTACCTATATTCTGCGTGCCTGCAATAACAATAAGATTTTTAGGATATATATCTACTAATTCTTCAATTTTAAATGGAAATTTTAAATCCAGAGGCTCTGGAATTTCAATTTTATTTAGTTCAATTTTTTGTAAATCACTTACCTTCTTTCTATAGACAGCGTTCCATCTTCCACTTTTTTCCAATACCCCTTCTTCTACAAGGCTATTAAGAATTTTGGAAACATTTTTCTTATCTGCTACAGTATAAATATTTAAATCATTACACACATTTCTAAAGGAAAATTGCCCAGTTGCAGAATTAACATATTCTCTAACTTCATCAATCAAGCTTATTTCTCTGCTTCCTATTCGTTTAATGGCACTCTCTATTTTAATTTTTAATTCTTTTTCTGGAAATGGTGGCTTGCACATTTGAGCATAAGGATGAAGAACATTATATATTTCTTCATACCTCATACCACCCTTTGCTAATGTATAAGCTAAATGAAATAATCCTTCATCCCTTCCGCCCAATTGAAGATTAGCTTCAGTAAAAATTATAGAGCTATTTGTAGTTAATAAGGAAATTAAAGCTTCAGGAACAGGAGCAAATGTTTTAGGAAAATTTATCCATTGATATTTAGCGGTTGCCAACTCTGACGGCGGAAGCAAGACATAACCACCATTATTCCTAATGTCAATTTTTAACTGTGGATTGCTATTTGTCTTTAATGCTGGAGTATAAGCAAAATAAATATGATAGCCACCTCTTGGAGTTTGAACAATTCCTACTTTTTCTATCGGAATTATAGACTTTATTCTATCAAAAGCCTGCTGGCTATCACAATCTATTACCGTAATACCAGAAATCTGCCCAGTAATAACGGCAACATTTCTTTTATCTCCAAACCATTTTTTAAGCTCTGCTTGAGTTGGATGTTTGGTCTGATATGCTTTCCAATCTACAAGTGGCTTTTTAGTATTAATCCCAATTGGAATTAAAGACCAGCCTTTATTTAGATATTTTTTTAATTGTTTCAGCATTGTCATCGTCCTTTCGTGTCATCAATTTGACAGCTACTCCAAAAGGAAGATTTTTAGATTTAGCCAATTCAATAGAATTAATAAAAATAAATAAAGGGCAGGTTCTTCTACATTGAAAAGACCTACTTGGACAACGCTGGCAAAATTTCTTTAATTGTTTACCTTCAATTATATACTTAAACTCTTCCATCATTTTAACTCCCTACAGAATTTATTTACTGGACAATAAAAATCACATCGTTTCCCATCCCAGCTTTCTTCAGGACTACATTTTTCTGGTGGCTTATTTTCTATTAATGCTTTATGGAGTGCTTTAGCTCTATTAATTAGTTCTTCTTTTACTGTTTCTACTATTGGCACTTCCACTTCTACAAAGGGACTTTCTATTTCTTTTTCATATTTGGTTCTCACCGTATAATCTTTTAGAATAAATACAAGAATAAGTTTTTTAGCTTCAGGAAATTTAAATTCCCTATAACCATTTAACTGATAAATATACTTCTGGTCTAACCCATCTTTTTTTATTTTCTCAACTTCGTAAGTTTTAACAACCTTAAAGTCATAAATAATTTTTCTTTTAACATCATATAAATCTGGCGTTAGAGTTATAAAAACATCTTTATCTATTTCTACTTTTCCAGCAGTATCAGGGTCAGCAATATAATCTTTATGTTTAAATTGTGCAATGTAATAATGAACTGCTGTTCCAATCCATACATTTTCTAAATCTGCAATCTCTACCATATAATCATATTTTCTATTGAGATATGCAATGCGTAATGGATTAGCTAATTCAGTTAAATGATATTCATTTGGTTTAAGTTCCCTATCTGAAAGCAAAGACATCATTAGCGGAACAGGAAGGCAGGGAGATTTGCACTTCTGGCAGTTTGCCAGCTTCTTTGTTCTTGGACACTTAATTCCTATCAGCATAATTTATTCCCACTTTCCACTTTGAACATATTTTTCAAATATTGCTGTTATTTCCTGTAAGTTCTCAAGACTTTTATTTTTCTGATGTTCCATAAACATTACTGCTGTCCTCAACACACTCATCCTATCAATGTTAGCATTTGCATTTCCAGAAGATTTTGGCGTCCAGCGTTTTGAGGAAGACGCTGGTTCTTGAATTGGCTGTCCTTCTTTTGTTGACACGATGTAATTGCCTTTAATTTGCACGGACATTTTTTGCGGAAAATCAAACCTTGACACTTTTTCTTTCGGGTCAAGATTTAATTCTTCCAGAACCTTCGGGTCAAAGCAAGCTAAACGAGAATTATCTTCCAGAACAAATGTCCAATAGTTCTTTTTCAGCTTGTCTGACCAATTTTTCCAGACAGCAACTACACTGATAGAAGTTAAATTGCTTTTCTTTCCAGTCTTTTTTGCTGATTTTTTTACAGTCTTTGCAGATTTTTTAGGCATTTTTATTCTCCTTTACAAAATTTTTTAATTGTTCTAATTCATTACTTAATATTTCTATTTCTTCTCTTTGTGAGTCTAATTTTTCATCAAGGTCGCTAATTAATTCTTCATAATCTGCTAATACATTTTCTAAACCCTTTGCAACTTCTAAAGCGTCTTCTAACATTTGAGATAAAGTTTTTGCCATTTTATTCTCCTTTTATGAAAATAAATAATCAGCAATGGCTTCTTCAACGCCAGTGCTAATCTCTGCAATATCATTATCATTTAATTCAAAATCTACATCTCCTTTAATTCTTTCAATAACCTTACTTTTAACATTATCCATAACTTCATAAACAGTAATTTCTTTTCCATTTTCTTCCAATTCTGAAGAAGCATAGTCAAAAGCCATTTCTTCCAAGCTTTCATAATATTTATTTATCATCTTTTTCTCCTTTCAAACGATAACAATATTATATCATAAAAGCCTATCATTTGTCAAGTCCTTCTTTATATTTGGTAAGGACTTGTTCCCAACCGTCCCACTCTAATGGAGCAAAATGTTCAGCCTGATGATAAATAAATCTAATTTGTTCTGTCTCTAAATATTGTTCATTAATTCTCCAAATTTTTTGAGCAAAGTTATAGTCAAATCTAAAAACAATTAAATGATTAAGAAAAGCTGTTGGAGAATACCAATATTTCCAGATTTGAAAAACAGAAACAGTAGGGTCTTCCCATAATAAATCATCTTCAAAAGTAAACATTGTATCACCACTACTATCAGTTTTATAAGTATCTACATAATCAGGAAAACCACAAATTACTAATATCCAGCCTCTATCTGTTTTATATGCGTCATTTGTTCTTTCTTGTTTAAATAATTTATTTGCAATTGCAACCCTTTCTTCATATTCTTTTTTTAGAACCTCACTTCGCATTTCCCAATAAAGTTCCATATATTTTAATTGAAGTTCAGCAGGTAATTTTCTAAAGTAGTTATATTCGTCCATTTCTTTATTTTTATTGTAAGTTAGCATTACAATTTCCTTTGGAACAATAGTATAAGTCATCAGCATTTCGTATTTTTCAACAAAACTTTTTAATTCATTTTGTTGTTCCTTTGGTAAAGTTGCTGGTGCTTTATAATAACATCCAGCTAAAATAAAAATAAGCAAAAGACAAACAAAAATTTTTTTCATTTTATCCTCCTTTTTATATCAAAACTTATATTCCAAAGAACCTCATCTTTAAATGCTAATTTATAATTATTGCTGCACCGTTTACACTTAATCGTAAGCTTTGATGTCATCAAATTTGGTATATAAAGCATTTGTTTAATGTTTAAACTCTTGCCTCCACATCGTGGACACCCAGCCATTGCTGCAATGAACCTTACTGCTTCTTCAATCATTGCCAAAAAACCTCGCTTTTTCAAATTGCTCTTCTTCTTTCTTCAGTAATTCATATTCACATCCCCAGCACTCTGGAAATTCTGGCGGTTCTTTAAGGTCATCTGGTAGCTCTTCATCAGGATAATTTTCCTTCCAGCTTTCTTTATCTGCTTCCCAATTAGCAAGCATTTCTTCATATTTTTCTTCAAGCTCTTTTAATCTTGGACAATCTTCAGGACAATCAAACTCGATATCCCTTACATTATAAGCCAAATGATTCTCAATCATTTTAGCTTCTCCTTTGATTTTTTCCTATTTCTATTTTTTTCATTACCCAAATACCAGTAAAAAATCCAATTAAGAAAAAGAACCCAACTGTGCTTAACATATCTTCTACACTTCCCCTTATCCCAAACAAAAGAAATACTTTCTCCAGCATTTTTATTCTCCCCTTTTAAAAAATTTTAATTGCTTTTTTAACATATTAACTTCTCGTTTTAATTTTTCATTTTCGAGTTCTTTATCAACATCTTGAATTTTTGAAGCAAGCCAACCAATCATAAAACCAATTAAAAAAACAAGAAAAAGAGCTAATACAAATGTTTCTTTATCAACCATTTTTACTCCTTCTTAAAAAAGAAGTTTAAAATAAATTCAAGTAAAAAAGCAACAAGTAAAATTACTAAACAGCCTGCAGCTATTACCGCAAAATACTCAAGTAAGTCAAGGATTACTTTCATCATTTTTATTCTCTTTTTTATATCCTAATAAATATTATATTATTTTTCCTGACCCTTGTCAAGGCTTTTAAGTCTTCTTTTTACGTCTCTTTTCCTTTCTTCCAAGCCAATTAATAAGGATAAATCTTCTCCACATTTTAAGCAAAACCTGTTCTTCTTTGTAATAATATTTATTGCTTGGCAATATGGACATCTGATTAAATGACTTTTTCTTTTCATTTTTACTTTCCTTTTATAAAAATATATGGTATTTTTTCCTCTGCTATAAATAAAAACTCATCATCAATTCCATCAATAGCATCAACTGATAGCACTAAACTTTGGTCTTCTTCAGAGCTACAAGCAGGTATAGCAAAATACCAATCATCTTTACTTCCAATTACTGACCACATCCAAGTTTTGTTTGCATAAGAAAATCTAATGTAGCTTTCTTTATTATTTTTCATTTTAGTCTCCTATTAAATAATATTAATAATATATTATTATTATTATTCTAATGATATTCCATAATAATAATCATACTTTTTATTCGGAGTTAATACAGCAATAGTTCCTCTCGGGTCTTGATTAAATTTAATACCTAATCCATATAAAACAGCAAATTCAGATAATGAAGTTTCAAGATTTTCTTTATGCTTTTGCTCTTTTTTAGTTAAATCTCGTTCACAATATGCTTCATATAATTTTCTTAACTTCTTTACATCTTTTTTAGCTTTTTCAAAATCCACAATAAACTGCTTTAATGTTTCAAAATCAAACCGTTTCATTTTAATCTCCTTTTTTTACTATCTTTTCTGCTCCATCATTATCTTCTATTCTCCACTCAATACCATCTGGAATTTCAACTATTTCTAATTCACTATCTCCACCATTTGCTTCATCCCCAAGTTCACGCACCACTTCTATCAAGTCAGAGTCTCTTCTATCTATCATTATAGGCGACCACCAAGACTCGCTTCCATCAGGAAAAACCATTAGCCAATCTCCCCAACCATCCTTTTTTAGCTTCCAGCCTTTCCTTAAAGCTAATTTTCTAACAGCTTTATCAGAAAGGTCAAAGCCACCATAACATTTGTTAATTACTACTAACATTTTAATCTCCTTTCATTTTAATCTTCAAGCAATTTATTAGTTATATAATTAATCAAAGTTTTTCCATTGCCATCTTTTTCAGAAAGAGCCTTCAAAGTATCAAACTCTTCTTCATTTTCAGGAACTGGAGTAATAAAAATATAGCGACTTGCCAGAGGTGGATAAGGCATTTCATCATAAATAACTATAGACGGGCTTACTGCTGGAAAATAGCTTGGCATACCGATTACTTCAGCTAAACAAGGCTCAACCTTTGTATATCCTGAATAATCTTCTATAAATTCTTTTGCTTCTTTTTCATTAAGAGTTCCTATAAATTTTACTTCTCTACGGCTAAAATCCTCTTCAATTTCTTCAACTTCATTTTCAGTTTCTGTTAGCTTAAATTTTTTGTCTGGTAAATATTTCTTATAGTTTTTTTCTTCCCCTTCAATTTCTAAATCAAACAAAATATCATATTTCATTTTTATCCTCCAAGCTTAATTTTCACTAATATTATAGCATAACTTTTAATCATTGTCAAGTTTTCTTCCGAGATATTTTTCAACATATTCTTTTGAAACCTCTTCAGGCTTTGCCCAAGACCAGTCCCCGACAAGATATAGTTTACCATCTTTTTCATAAATAGTTTCTATTATTTCTCCAGACATAAAGACTTTTTCTAAGATAACTTTAGCGTCTCTTGGCACATTTTTGTTTGAGGTTTTCATTTTCATTTCTCCTTTAATTAAAATAAGCAGAAGGGGGGATTTCCCCCCTTCTTTCTAATAAAAAACTCTAATCGGAGCAGGTTCATCTTCATAAAGTTTTTCAATCACTTTTTCAACTTGAGGAGTTAATTCACCAGCTTCAATTTCATCAATAGGACTGAGGTATTCTTTTTTAATAACAACATCTTTTTTTGTTTCAATTTCAGTGAGATAAACATCAAATCGAGCATAATCCACACTTTCAAGTCCATAACTTGTATAATCCTGTAGAGGATTTTCCTTTATTTCCTTTAATCCTTTTTCATCAGTTTCAATCTCAAGGATTGCTGCTCCTCTTCCACCGCCCCAAAAACTAACCACCGTTTCACCGAGTAAAGTAAACTTCTTTTCTTTCATTTTTTAAGCTCCTTTTATTTAATTTTTATAAAATAGCAGAGCTTATCTGCTATTTTATGCTTTTTACAACACGGTTAAATCAAACATTTCTTCAATCTTATTTAACCGTTTAAATAATTCATCTTGGCTTAACGGTTTTTCTTCGGATAAGTAAGGCTCGATAATCTTATAGACTTCAAAATCCACACTTAACGGAGCTATTATCCGATTACCTTTGATATGTAGAACATTATTGCCTTTTTCTCCAACTAATACTCTAACCGTTAAGCCTGAATTGCTAAAACGCTCAATAAAATTTTTTTCTTTTTCTTTCATTTTCATTTTCTCCTTTCATTTAAAAGTTTAATTTTTTATTTTCCTTTTCATTTTCATTTTCACTTTTCTTTTTCATTTTCAAGGCAATTATAGCATAAAAAATCTTTTTTGTCAAGCTTTTTCTTTTTACTTTGATTTTTCATTTTAGCTAATTATACCATAGAAAAAATTTTTTGTCAAAGCTTGACAACTAAAATGATTTATGCTATAATTACTCTGACAATGAAAGAAAAAATTAAAATGAAAGGAGAAAAAAGTGACTAACAAAGATTTAATCTTTGAATTTGTAAGGGGAAGCTATAAGAAAGATTATAAAAAAACAAATAATCTTTCTTATCGAGTCTACCAAGATAATGGTGAGTATTCAATTCTGTATAGCTATTCAACGGCGATAGCGATTAGAAAAGATGAATTTTTTATTGTCAATAATAATCGCTATAGTCAAACAACGGCAGTCCATCACGGCATTTTAAAATCAGATATATATTCTTTAAGAAAAGATTACATTGAAATGAATTTCCCGTTGCTATATCAAGCACAAGTTTATCCTGAAAACATAAAAATTTTAGACATTTTACGATTTTATGATGATTTGGGATTTATCAAAGATTACTTTATCTTATTTACGGCTAATCAAGGGATAGATGGCAATTTATATTTCCTATACGGCACGGATAGTGGATTAAAAACTTACTCCAAAGATTTTCTTTGTAAATTACCAAATAGGGCAAATAATGTTAGCGAAGCTTTAAATATGTTAAATCCTATTTCAATTGAAGAAAGAAACGGCGTTTTACGGCAAGGCGAATTTTTCTTTTTACCTATAGGGGACTCAAAGACACTAAAAAAACTAATTAATGAAAAATATCGAGATAAGCTTTTAATAGGAACAAAGCTAAAATCACTAAAAGATTATAGCGTTGAACAGATGGCGTCTTTTGAGTGGCAATACTTTACGGCTAATAGCCATCATCAGCCAAATAAAATAATTGTATTAAAAGACAATGTAATTTTTTGTAAAGGGCAAGTTAAGCATACTCGGCGAGAACACAAAGTTTTAAGACTGAGAAAAAATGTCTGGTATCAGATGATAAAGAGTAATGCTATTCAATCTTGGACGGCAACTAACAAAAATGATTAAGTTTTCTTTTTCATTTTAATTTTTACTATTAACCGTTGTTAACTTAACCGTTTAAATTAACAACGGTTAATTTTTTATTTAAATTTAAATCCTATTAAACTTATCGGATTAATAAGATTTATCTAAAATTTTTAAAGTTTATAAATTCTATTTTTGGATAATTCTTATAAATCCTATCGGATTACTCGGATTTAGCTATTTTTTATTTTTAAAAAATAAAAATTTTAAACTTTTTTTATAAATTATTGATAATAAATAAGATACAAGCATAAAAAAATTAAAAAAATACTTGACATTTAAAGTAGCTTGGCGTATATTTTTATTATCGGAGATAAGGAAATGAAAAATGAAAAAAGAAAAGTAAGCTTAATTACAATTATCATTTTGTTTATATTAGCAATTTTATCGGCTTATCTTTATTTAGATGTATTAGGATTTTAAAATGAAAAATTATTGCATTGAATTAGAGAAAGTAAAAAAAGCTATTAAAGTTTTAGAACCTAAAACTTTATCTGGATTTAATACTATTTATCACCGAGTTTATATCGGCGGTGATTTATTTTATACTAATAATGATTTATTAAGACCGTTGACCGAGCTTGAAGTTAGTATTTTATTAACCGAAACAGAAAGAAAAAAACTTATTACAAAATTTAAAAATTTAAAATGAAAGGAAAGGAAAAAATGAAAAACAAAAAAGAAAAACTCAATCCAGAACTTGAAGATGATGAATTGATTACGTTTGTTAGCATTGAAGACCTAATTGAAGATGAAATTGAAAATTTTACGGCGGAACGGGAGATTTTCAATGCGATATATTCTGATGATGAATTTTAATTAATCTTCAAGTCCTGAAAAATAAGCTATGGATTAAAAAATCCATAGCTTATTTTTTTTTATATAAATTAAATCCTATTAGTTTTATATAATTAATATAATTATTAAATAGGACCGCTATATAATTATAATTATTATTAATATATTATCTTGATTACTTGATTACTTGATTACATAGACTATATTATTATTGATTACATAGAACCTTTATTTAATCTTACTTATTCAATTATTATTATATAATTATTCTTTTATTCTTTTAATAATAATTAAATTATAATTTTATTATTGATAATCATTATCAATTGATAATTATTCTCACTAATAAATTAATCCGAGTAAATTAGTAAGGATTGCTATCAATTTATTTAATGCTATTAATCCGATTAAATTAATAAGATTTAAATCCGAGTAATTAAATCGGGATTAGTTTTTACTATCTAAAGCTTTTATTTTTTTATCCTATTAATCCTATAAAAATACTCAGATTTATCTCAAGCCAAATGGTAGACATCACCCGTTGACCTTCATCGAGCCGCCAGACGGACGGAAACTATGTCGACATATGGATTATAATTTTTGTATAGGGAAGGAAGGAAAGGGGGGATAAAGGGGGTATAGATAGATAGGTAAAAATAAGTATTAGCATCAAAAATAATATTATAATCTATGTTATAATAGATGTTATAAAAATATGTTATATACTATATTAAAATAATTTAAACTATTAGTGGTCAAAAAAGAGAATTAATAGTTTATAAAATAATACTTGACATATTCTTTTCGATATGCTATAATGATAATATGGAGGTAAGCAATGGATAAGAAATTAATTATTGATATGGCAGTAGAATTTTTAAAGACAGTTGAAGGATTTAGAGATAAAGTCTATGCTGATATTGGTGGTATTCCAACCATTGGTTATGGACACGCTTTAAAACTTGGAGAAAAATTTAAAACCATAACCAAAGAAGAAGCAGAAAATTTATTGAGAAAAGATATTATTTATCTCTTTTATAAAGCAGAACCTTTGGTGGAAAGAGAACTTAATGAAAATCAATGGGCGGCTATTTTAAGTTTTATCTATAATATTGGGTTATTTAGTTTTAGTTATTCTACTTTTTTAAAGAAGCTAAATGAAGGTAAGCCATTAGAAGAAGTTGCACAAGAATTTGATAGATGGATATATGTTAATGGGAAACCTGTTGAAGGTTTGATAAACAGAAGAAAGGCAGAAAAGGAACTATTTCTATCATCAGTTACTGATAAAAAATAATATAATCTATGATGGAGAACAAAAATGTATAATTTGATAGGCAGAAAATTCAAGAAAAAAGTGGCAAGACAAAAAGGGACTTGACAAAGACAATAAAAAGTAGTATAATAATTATAATGGAGGATAAAGATGACTCTTACTTATCCCAAGATAGAAACTCTTTATAATAGAGATGCAAGAGGAGTAGTTATTGAAGGAAATTATAAAAATCCATTATTTCCAGTAGTAAAATATTGGCAGGTAACAGAGAAAATAGATGGGACAAATATTAGAGTTGAGTTGACTGAAAATGGAGAAGTAAATTTTTATGGAAGGAAAGAAAATTCTCAAATTCCCCAACCGCTTGTTAATTATTTGACAAAAACTTTTACTAAAGAAAAAATGCAGCAATTATGGGTATCGGATGAAAAATATCCAATAATTTTATTTGGTGAAGGATATGGAAAAGGAATTCAGAAAGCTGGTGAGCTTTATAGAAATGATGTTTCTTTCAGACTTTTTGATGTTGCCATTTTTTACCATAACAGAATAGTCTGGCTTGATTGGGAAGATGTAGAAAAGTTTGCTCAAAAGTTAGAGATAAATACAGTTCCTTTTCTTGGAGAAGCAACTTTAGGGGAAATTATGTTAACGGTTAAATATGGTTTTACTTCTGCTGTTGCCAAAGAAGATAGTAATAAAACAGATGTGCCAGCAGAAGGAGTCGTAGCCAGAAGCCCATTTTATGACAGAAATGGAAATAGAGTAATTTTTAAATTAAAGACAAAGGATTTTAGAGTAAAATGACTATGCCAGTAATTATTGTAAGAGTTTTAGTTCCTTATTATAATGAGGAAGGATTTAGAGAAAAATTTAAAAATGCTATTAGAAGAACCGAGTGGGTTTCAAATGAAGGAAAATATGTTGAATTTATTCTGGAAAATTATACTGAAGAAGATATTGAAAAATTAATTGGATATAATCTCTTCTGGAAAAAAGAAGAGGGACTTAAAAATTTTTATTATTGAAAACAATGAAAAAGAAAATAATGAAATTTAACATTAAATCAGTGGCTATTTTACCTATTGAAAAGGGAAGATATATAGTTAAGCTAAAGGGTGGGGTTGATGGGAAAGAAAATCTGTCTGTCTATGTTGGTAATTTTAAATCCTGTGTAGATTATGCTCTTGATATTATTGTTCCTGTGGAACAAAATTTTTATGATAGGAGAGAAGGGAAAAATGATTTATGATTTCAAGTGTAAAAATTGTGGTTATGAAGAGCGTGATAAACGCTCTGATAAACCATTGGAGAATAGTATCATCTGTCCTAAATGTGGGCAGAAAACTTTTGAAAAAATTTTTAGCACAAAAAATGTGCTTATAAAATTTACTGGAATAAAAGGAGAAAAGCAATGAGAAAGATTTTTAGTGCAATTATTACTGCACTGATTGCTTTGTTTGGGTTATTTGGTGTAAAACTTCATTTAGTTTCCCAGATTGACCCAGCGAACATCATTGGTGCTATCCTAATTCTTTCAGTGTGGATATTCACTGAATTTAAACAGGATAAAGATGATTTTCTTAATAATGTCAAGCAGTGGAATAAGTGGAGCGACCCAGCGTTCTGGATGGCTTTAATTACTTCTGTTATTCTTCCTGTGCTAAATGCTTTTAATGTTACTATTTCTCAAGATTTACTTTCTGTTATTGCTTCTATGCTGGCTCTTATTGTTCCGTTTATGATGAAGGCTACCAGAAAAACTGTATCAGATTGGCACTAATTATGGCAAAAGAATATTATGATAATTCTGGAATTTCTACAGCAGGAATTCCCTATTTTATGACACCAGTATATCCTCAATATGACACAAATTATCCTCCTGTTGATAAAAAAGATATTGCTGAAGAACTTCATAAACTTAATGAAAGGCTTGACAGAATTGCAACAATTTTAGAAGAAATTAAAAAGGAGTTAAAATGAACGATAAGATTAACAAGATTAAACAGGCTTTAATTCTTAAAATTGAGAACGGTTGGTTGTTGCAAATCAATCAGGATAAAACTTATTATGCCGCAACTATAGAAGGTGTTGCCAGACTTCTTGAAAACTTGAATATAGCCGTTGATGAAGAAGAACTTGACAAAAGCTAAAAAATATGATATAATATAAGTATAGTGGGAGAAGAGCTATATTTAGTGGGTGGTTATAGTGGCAATCATTATGACAGGGGTGGGGGTCAGCCACTAATCTTGAGGCGTGCTATGAAAAAAGCCTTTATCTTTACTCTGTTATTCTCACTTGTTATTTTATCTCTAAATTTGCCTGCTTCTATTACCAATGGTGTTAGTAATGCTGCAAGAGCAATTGTTATGATTACCTATGAAGTGAAACAGGTAAATACTTTTGGTGAAAATTATTCAGATGCCAATAGAACAGGTGGTGTAATTATCAGTCCAACTAAAGTTTTAACTGTTGCTCATTTATTTGATGGTGTTCCTGCTAATGGTATAATTACAATATCTTTTTCAGACAATAAAACTAAAATTACTGATGTTAAAATTATAAAACTTGATAGAAAACTTGATTTGGTTTTATTATCTATTCCATCAATTCCAGAAGAAACCCAACCAGTTGAAATTGCTTCACAAGTCCCAGAATTAGGAGATGATATTTTTGTTATAGGTTTTCCAAGCATTAGCCTTCCTGTTTTACGCTTTATAAAATATGTTGAAGCTCCTAAAGGAATTTTTATTTTCCCTGCTTATTATGGTGATAGTGGTGGTGGAATTTTTAATTTAAAAGGACAGTTAATTGGAATAATGCAAAGTCTTATGATTGTAACAACTGCAGAAACAAAACAAACAACTTATTTCGGATATGGAACAACTCTTGATAAAATTAAGGAATTCTTGAAATGAAATTAAAAACTGCTCTGATAATTTTTCTTTGTCTATCTTTAGCTTTTTCTGGTTATATTATTTATTTACGAAATCAGATTGTGAATTTAAAAGGAGAATTGATTGAAATTAAAAAAGCAGAAATAGAAGCTAAAACAGAAGCTGAAAAAATTATAAAAGAAAAAGAAGAAATTCTGGAGAAATATAAAGAACAGCAAAAAGAACTTGAAGAAAAATCAAAAGAATTGTCTCAACAGCAAACAGAACTTGACAAAAAAGCCGACCAATTGGAAAAACAGTTTACAGAATTGACTGATAAAGATGCAATGATTGCCAATCTTCAAGAACAAGTAAAATTATGGAAAGAAAAATTTAGCTTGGCTCAAAAAGAATTGGCTAATAAAGATGAAATTATTTTTAATTTAACTCAACAGTATAATGCTCAATTGGATTTAAGTAACCAGTATAAAAATAAGTATGAACTTGAACTGGCTTCAAGATTGAGATTGGAGGCAGCTTTTAGAGACCTTTATAAGACAAATAAATCAACCAGCTTTGTAGTAAAAACAAGCTTGGTTGCGTGGGCAGCTATTGCAGTTATTTGTCTTCTCACAAAATAAGGAGAATAAAATGGACTATACCGAAGAAGAAAAAAAGAAAAGAGAAGAAGAAAAACAGAAGTTAATAGAGCAGTTTCCAACTTTGGATGATGTTAAAGCTGAACAACTAAAAGTTCAAAAAAGGATTAAAGCAGCAATGAAAGGTAACTGGGAGTCTGATGAGACTGAAGTAAATGATTTGCAGGATAGGTTAGCTCTTCTACAAGAAATAGAGCGAGAGTATAGGGAAAAGAAATTAAAAAAGAAAGTTAAACAAAGTTTACAAGAGGCAAATTTTGGGGTGGAAAATGAGGAGACCTAAAAGTTTACCAGTTAAAAATAAAACTCCTTTGACTGCCAGAGAAAAGAAATTTGTAAAAAAAGTATTGGAATATGAGCAGATTGGAAAAGCTGCTTTGGCTGCTGGATATGCTAATCGTGAATATGGTTCAGCTCTTTTGAAAAGAGAGCATATCAGGCAAGCTATTTTAGAAGCAATGGATAGGGTGGGGATTAATAGTGGATATATTGCCCAGAAATTAAAAGAAGGCTTGGAAGCAACCTATCCTAAAAAATATAGTTCAAAGGGAAAGGTTGTTCAAGAAAATGAGCCAGATTATTTTACAAGAGGGCAATATTTAGATAAAGCATTAAAAGTTTCTGGGGCATATGATACAGAAACTAAAGAAGTTCATACCCAACGGGAGCTTGTTCTGGTTATTACACCAGAATTAGCAAAAGGGTTGGTTGATGCTGAAATTATAGATGCAGAAGAAATAAAAATGCTCCCAGAGCAAAAGGAGAATAATGATGGCAGAAAAGTGGATACAAAAAGCAATAAAGCATAAAGGTGCTTTGCGTAAAGAGCTTGGTGTAAAAGAAGGACAGACAATTCCTCAATCAAAATTAGAAGAAGCTGCCAAAAAGGGTGGAACACTTGGTCGCCGTGCCAGATTGGCTATAACTTTACGAAGATTAAGAAGCAGAGCTAAAAAGTCATTGAAAGAAGCTCGGATGGGCTGATGTCTATAAAAGATTTAAGCCAGATTGATTTCTGGCGAGAAAAATGCCTTACTGATTTATACTTTTTATGTAGAGTTGTTTTGCAAACTCTGGAAGACCCAACCAATGGCTTTAAGGATATGTATAAGCCAACACATAAAATCATTACGCAGTTTGTTCAGAGATATGGAACTCTTCCAGAGCAGAATTTAGTTGTTCTCTGTCCAAGAGGCTGGTTAAAAAGTTATATTATTAGTGTTGGATTTATTGTTCAAATTATTTTAAATGGATTGGTTAATTCGAATAGAAAAGGAGAGACAATTCTTTTATCAAATGCTACTTTATCCAATGCTAAAATGTTCTTGAAGAAAATTAAATATAATTTTGAGCATAATGAATTGTTGAGGGATTTATTTCCAGAAATTCCAAGAGACCCAGAGAAGCAGGCTGGTCGCTGGACGCTGGAAGAAATAGAGCTTAAAAATACTTTGGTTGAAACTGGTTCAGTAGAAGGAAACTTGGTGTCAAAGCATTATTCTTTGTTAATCAATGATGATTTAGTTAACAAGGAAAATTGTTCTACACCAGAACAGATTAATAAAACTATTGACTGGTGGAAGTTATCTCGTTCTTTGCTTGAAAGTAGAGGAACAGAAATTATAATTGGAACTCGTTATGATAATGATGACTTATATGGTTATCTTCTAAATCAATTTTTTGGTTTTACTATAGAGACTTATAATGAACACAGAAACAAACCAATAGTTGAGACCCATAAAGATAATTATCATTATTTAAGGATTTCTTGCTGGGAAGACCCAGTAAATGAAAAAGGTTCAACATTTCCTATTTTATTCCCAGAAAGTAAATTGAAAAAAATAAAAGAACAGCAGGCAGAATTTTTCTTTGGTCAGTATTTAAATGACCCAATTTCTGACTCTACAGCGATTTTTAAAAGAAGCTGGATACAGCATTGGAGACGAGGAGAATTACCAGAAATAAGAAATACTTATATGCTTATTGACCCATCTGGTAAAGAAACCGCTGGAAGTGATAAAACAGGTATGGTTGTAATTGATGCTGGAGCGGATAAAAATTTGTATGTAATTTATGCTAAAAGCAACAAAGAAACAGATTTAAAGGCTGTAGAGCAAATGATAAATCTTGCTTCACTTTATCAACCAATTTACATTGGAATAGAAGAAACCAAATATGAAGTTTATAGAGATTTATGTTCTTTTTTATTACCACAATTAATCAGGCAAGGAAAACTTCCAAAGGGAAGTGAAGCTTATGCTAAATGCATACCAAATATTTTATTTCCATTAAAGCCTAAAAATAGACCAAAAGAATTGCGGGTGAAAAATTTGACAGGTTGGTTTGAAAGTGGAAAAATTCTTCTTCCCCCAATTGGTTATGAAGATTTATTAAATGAAATTCTTTTCTTTGGACGAACCAGATATGATGATATTGTAGATGCTTTAGCTTATATTCTTGATTGTGTGGTTTTTCCTAATCCAGCCGAACCTAAAAAGCAATATATAACTTCTTATGATGCTAATTCATTTGCTGAAAGAGAGCGTATATTTTGGGAAAGCGAGGGATGGAATAAACCCACAAATTTATTGGGTGATGATTTAGAATAAAGGATTTAACTATGATAATAATTTGTGTAAGTTTAATAGTTTTAATTGGTGGTTTAGAATATTTGCATTGGAAAAGAGAAAAAGATTTACTTAATAGAATAATGGCAAAAAATTTTGCAGAATATAAACTCCTTGAACAGCCAATTCAAAAAGAAGAAAAAAAGAAAGAGGAAGAAGAAGAAAAACCAAAGATTGATTTAAAGGCATTTGAAGAGGATTGGAGTGAAATAGAAGAGGAGAAATAAAATGTCTTTTTATCAGATAGAAAAAAAGATATTAAATGGAGACAAGCTCTCTGATGCTGATTTAGATTTTGTAAGAAATAGAACCGAATTTTACTGGAACAATCATCCAGATGTTTCAGTTAGATTTCCTCGCTGGAATAAAGTTTTAGCTTGGGTAGCTGGTTATCAGCATATTGATTATAATCTTTTTAAAAAAGAACTTGAGCCTGTTAAATTTAAAGGAAGAAGAGTTTTTATTAATAGATTAAAACCAATATTGCGGACAATGCTGGGTAAGCTTCGTGGAATTGAGCCACAGTTTGGCGTTGTTCCAAATACCAGAGAATATGAGGATATTCAGGCAGCTACAGTTGGTGATTTATTATTAGAAGCATTAGCAGATAAAGTTAATTTTGAAAAAATTAGAAAAGAATTTTTTGCTTGGTTGCTTTTGACCAATCGGGCTTGCGTCAGGGTTTTTTGGGATGAAACAAAAGAAGGAATTATTGGTTATGAAACGGTTATAGACGAAGAAACCAAAGAACCAAATAGGATAATAGTTAAAGAAAAGGGCGATATAAATATGGAAGTTATATCACCCTTTAATTATCGCCACGACCCGCTTTATTCTTCTCCAGATAAATGGAGATGGTTTTTGTATGGAGAATTGGTTAGCAGAGAAGAATTAGCAGATGCTTATGATATTGATGTAAGTGAATTGAAACAGGAAAAAGCATTAGCACAAGGAATAATCAGTCCAGTAATTTTTTCAAAAGGACAGGAAGAATTAGATTTTTATCCTGCTTTAGCTTCTTCAGTTGATGAAGATACTACTATTAGATATGAACTTTGGACACCAAATATGTATTTCATTATTGGTGGTGGAAAAATTCTGGATTATGGTGTAAATGCTGATGGAATAATTCCTTTCTTTGCTTATGAAGATATGACTATTCCTATTGGTAATTATGAGAAAGAAGTAGCTTTTAATGATAGCATTTTTAAAGATTTAATTCCTGCTCAACACGAATATAATAGACAAATGACATTAATCAGTCTGGCTATTGAACGAGCATCAAAAATAAAAGTTCTTGCTCCACTTAATGCTCTTCTGAATAAAAATCAGGTTTATGATGAGAGTGGATTAACTGTGATTGATTATGCTGCTCAACTTGGTGAACCACATCAATTGAGATTGGATACTTTGCCGCCATTAACAATTCCTTACAAGCAGGAATTGGAAAGAGATTTAGAAAATGTTAGCGGAATTCACGAAGTTAGTTTTGGAAGATTGCCAGAAAGAGCTTCTCACGCTTCTGGTGTATTGGTCAATTTATTACTTGAACAGGATGATAGTGTTCTTGACCCAATCATAAAAGAAGTAGATGCAGTTTTCTCAAAAGCGTGGTCTTATGCTCTTGAGATTGTTCAGAAAAATTATGTTCTGCCAAGATTGCTAAAAATTGTTGGTAGAGAGAAACAAGACAGTGTATTTGCTTTTGCTGGGGCAGATTTAAGAAATAATACAGATGTGCTGGTAACTACAAATGTTTCATTACCCAAAAGCAGAATAATGCGTTCAGAGTGGGTTATTCGTTTAGCACAGCTTGGTTTACTTAAAGACCCAAAGCTTATTTTGGAATTGCTTGAATTTGGTGGAGCAAAGCAATTATACGAAACAGAATTGATGCACGAAAAGAAAGCCTTAAGAGAGAATAATGATATTGAAAAGAACCCAGCTATTCTTCCTCAAGAAGAAGCAAAATTTATTTATCAACTTGATGACCACGAAATTCATTTAAAAATACATTTAAGATTAAGATTATCTGAACAATATTCTCGGCTTACAGACTCACAAAAACAAGCTCTTGAAACGCATATTCAAGAGCATTTGCAATATATACAACAAGCTATGCAGCAGCAACAGATGCTGCAGCAAGCTAATCCGAAATCAACTCCCGAAGAAGCTGGGGAACAGACCCCACCTGCTGGGCAATCTGGAAACCCAACTGAAGGGAACATAGTAGGAGAATTTTAATGGTAAATGAAAAATTAGAAAATGATGACAAAGAGTTTGAAGAAGACATCAATCTTGATGATACTGATGTTGATTCAACAATTAAATCAATGATTGAAGAAATTGAAGAATTGCCAGATGAGGAGGTAGTAGAAGAAGAAACAGAGGAGGAGGTTGTAGAAGAACCTATTGAAGAAGAAGAAGAAGTAGAAAAAGAAGAAAAAGTAGAAAATGTAGAAAATGAGACAATTAAGAAAATTAAAGAATTTATTAAATCGGATACAACCCTTAAATCAAAAGGGTTAGAGGCGAAAGTCGGAGACTTTACTCCAGAGGAACTTACTGCTCTATTACAGAAAGGACTTCGGTTTTATCAAGCAATGGAAGAAAATTCCAGAAAAGCAGAAGAATTGGCTGCTAAAGAAAAAATGCTTGAGGACGCTTTAAAACTGGCACAACATCAAAAAGGTGGGCTTTCTGAAGCTCAAAAGGAAACTTTAGCTCAAAAGGCTGAAGAAATTTCTGATGAGTCTTTAGAAATAACCGACCTTGATGATGAAGCGACCAAAGTTTTAAAGAACTCTCTAAAGCAACTTAAGGCTCAAGTAGCAGAATTAACTGCTGCTCAAGCCCAAAAGGAAGCTGAAAAGCAATCAGCAGCCCTGATGCAGGAGATTGAAAAGCATAAAGAAGATTATCCTCTTGCTAATGTAGAAGAAGTGCTGGCTGTTCATTTCTTAACGGGTGGACAAGTTCCTATTCAAAAAATTATGGAAGCTTCACAAAAATATTATGGTTCTGTTGATTTTGTCAAAAGAATTTTTGCATCTAATCCTGAAATTAAGCAAGAGGTAATGGGAGAACTTATTAAAGAATATTTAGCTAAACAGGCTAAAGCTAAAAAGACTACTCCTGTATCAAAAACTTCTGGTGAAACTAAAAAGGTAATTGTATCTGCTCCAGAAAAAGCAACAATCACTCTGGATAATGCTTCCGAATACGCCAAAAAACTCTATAGAGAGTATATAGAGAAATCAAAATTAGAGGAATAAACTATGGCTATGCAAGAATATCAATATATTCAGAAAATTCTAAAAGAAGTTTATGCTCCTGCAATTGTAAACCAGATGCCTAAAAAAGTTCCTGCTTGGGCGATTTTTGAGAAAAAGACTGCTGATTTTGCTGGTAAACAACTAACTATTCCTGTTCAATTAGCGTTCAGTGAGGCTGTTGGTGGAGCTGCTGCCAATATTTACGACCTGCCTGAAGCTCAAAGAAACGCTTATGACCAGACCTATATTAAAATCAAGAGAATTTATGGTCGTGTAATGGTTGATGGTTTTTCTATTGAGGCTTCAAAAGGTAAGGGTGGTTGGGTTGATGTCCTGACTAATGAAATTAAGGGTGTCACCAATGCCTTTGCTATTGATATGGATAGGCAGACCATTACCTTTGGAACTGGTGTTCTTGGTCTGGTTAATACAGCTATTAGTTCTTCTCAGAGCTATATTGTGGTGAAAGACCCCGCTGGTGTGACTGGTGATACTCCTGCAACTAAATTTTTCAGGAAGGGTATGAAGATTTATATACCCAATACTACTCAAGCCTATGCTGGTCAGATTACTTCTATTGATGCTGCTAATAATAAAATTTATGTTACTCCTAATATTTCTGTTGCTGCTGTTGGTGATGCAATTTATCGTTATGGTGTATATGCTTCTTCTGTTGACGATATTGGTGAAGTAGTTGGTATTGGTGCTATTGTTAGTGCTGGAAATCTTGGTAGCACTTTTCAGGGCATTGATGCAACTGCTGAACCTCTGTGGCAGGCTTATGTAAAGTCCAGTGCTGGTCTTATTTCTGAAACACTAATTCAGGAAACTCTGGATGCAATTGACCAGAGAACCGATGGTGAACCCGTTGACCAGATTTGGACGACTTATGCAATTCGTAACAAATTAATTACTATGATGCAGGCATTGAGGCAACTTGTCAATACGCAGGAATTTACTGCTGGTTGGAAAGCTATCAAGTATGTTGGTGGCAATGTTGAACTTCCTATTATTGCTCATCCTCGTATGTTCAATGGTTATATGTATTTCATCTCCAGTCCGCATATTAAGAGATATGAATTGCTACCACTTACTTGGGATGACAAAGGCGGTGGAATCATTAAACCTGTTGCTGGCAAGGATGCTTATGAAGCGTGGTTCAAGATTTATACCAACTACGGCACTGATTGCAGGAACGCTCACGGTGTGTTAACTGGTGTAACTACTTCATAAAATTGAGTGAGTGAGGGGGAGGACGCCCGTCCTCCCCTTATCACTTTTTTACACTGGAGATAAAATGAAAGAACCAACAATTTTACCAGAGGAGCTTAATAGAATTAAATCAGTTATGTTTGAAACTTTAGATGAGTTTGAACTAAATGATATAATTTTTAAAGTTCCTGAAGTTGAATTTAAAATGGGAACAAGGACAGGAAAAGAATTTTGGGTTAGTATAAAAAATAAAGATAAAGAGATGATAATCAAATTAAAGAGGCTATAAAATGCTTCCACCTAAATGGTTTGAAAAAGAATTATCTTATATTGACCCAGAATATTTTGTAGTTTGGGATGGAAAGAAACATCGTTGGCAAATTCGTAGATGGCTAACTAAACCAACTATCTGGAGTAGAGGTGATTGGGATAATATTATAAAGAATAGTGTGCTGATTTTAGTTGTTAAATACGATGATGATAGAGGAAGGGATATTGGTTATCATCCATTAGACCAACGAGTTCTTTATACATTAAAAAAAGCAAAGAAGTTTACAGAAAGACCTGTTCATAAAATTTTAAAAGAAATTGATGATGCTAATGCAGAATTAGTAAAAAAAGCAGAGCAGGAAGAAGAAGAGATGATTAAAGATGCTGCTAAAATTGGTTATAATGCTATGACAAGAGTATGGAGTAAATAAATGGATATTACAACTTTCCGTTCTTATGTTAGGTCATTGCTGGCAGAACCACAGGCATCTTACTGGACTGATGCTGAAATAGATACTTATTTAGAAGTAGCTTTAATTAATATTCTTGGAAGATTTTGGTCATTACTTGTGCCTGTTTATTCTGTTACAACTTACTTATCCACTACTGCAAATTCTCCATATATTCCACTACCAGAAGACTACTCACGAGTAGTCTATTTAAAAGTAGCTGCTGACCCAAGTAAAATATTTCCTTATATTCCAGACAATATGCTTGATTATTATGAAGAAAATAATTTAGAAGGCTGGCGTTTTGAGGGTGGTCAGATAAGAATTTATCCAACTCCAACAGAAAGTAGTCAGAATTATTTTAAATTAAAATATTTGCCTAAATTCCAAGATTTAGAAGATGTTCCAGAAGAGTTGCACCCATTGCTGGCGGTAGAGGTTGTTATTCAGGCAAAGGTAAAGGATGAGAATATTCCGCAATATTTATTAGTTCTTCAGAAACAATTTTATGATGATGCTGTTAGAAACTTAACTAAAAAACAGCTACAAAATGAAGAGATAATGGATTAATGAATATTCAAGGATTTTTTGAACTTAAAGATTGGTCTTTAGGTTTAGACCTAACAAGTTCTGAAACTACTCTGGATATTCGGTCTTTACTTAAAGCTACTAATATAGAACTTACTCCTAAAAGAGGTCTGGCGAAAAGGAAAGGAGTAGCAAAGTTATTCTCTGAAAAGATTGCAGATGCTCCTGTAACGGATGTAATAAATTATTATTCTTCTAATGGAAATTATATATTAGCTCTTTGCAATGGTTCTTTATGGAGACATACTGCACAGGGATGGGGAGCAGTAAGAGAAGGTTTATCACAGACTAAAAGGCTAAGTTTTTCTATTCTAAATGATGTTTGTTACATTGTTAATGGTTATGATGATAATTTTAAGGTTCTTAATAACAACAGTTATAATATAGGTATTACAGCTCCTTCTTCTAAACCAACTGTTTCTAAAACGACAGGAACATTATCAGGTAATTATGCTTATGTTTATACTTATTATTCTTCATTATTTAATATAGAGAGCAATCCTTCTCCAATATCAGACATTATTTCTCCTTCTAATGAAGGAATAAAAGTTGAGTATTTAGGAAGTAGTGACCCACAAGTTGATAAGATTAGAATTTATAGAACTTATAGTTTACAGCCAGCAGAAACTCCAGCTAATTTTTATTTAGTTACTGAAGTTGCTAATGCAGATAACTACTATATTGACTCAATTTCTGATAATGATTTAGGAACTACTGTTGAGTTTGATAACTATATTCCGCCGACAGCTAAATTTGTTGTGGAATATAAAAATAGATTATTTTATGCTAATTGCCCAGATGAAGAAGATGGAGAAAGTTTAGTTGTTTATTCAAAAATAAATAATGGAGATGCTGTTCCGCCGTTAAATTATGAGTATTTTGGTAAAGGAGATGGAGAAGAAATAACAGGCATTGCTTCTTTACCAGATTATTTGGTTGTTTTTAAAAAGAATAAAATTTTTACTATTGCAGGAGATTTTGAATTAAAACGACTTGAAATATCAGATTATCAAGTTGGGTGTATTTCTCCATATTCAATAGTAAGAGTTGGAAAGCAGGTTATATTCTTATCGGAAAATGGCTGGTATTCTTTTGATGGTGAGAATTTATATCCTGTTTCTAAAACTATAGCAGATAAACTAATTGCTGATGGATATATTTCTCCTTATAATCAAAATGGAGTAACTGGGGTTCTATATCCAACTAAAAATCAGATTAGATATTTAATTACTTCTTCTGGATTAGAAACAAGAGAATATGTTGCTACCTTTATTCTTCCAACAATTAATTATTTTGAGCCTATGCCTGTTACTGCTGTTGCAGGATATTTTGCTTGGACAGTAAATATTTATCCAAATCATAATTTTAAATGCTTGGGAAAATATATTGATGAAGAAGGGGAAACCAGAATTATAGCTGGTGGAGATAACGGTTATGTTTATCTTTTGGATAATGGAGATGCAGATGAAAATTATCCTATTCCTATTGAAATAGAGAGTGGTTGGTTTAATTTTAGAAAACCAGAGAATATGTGCTTTTTATTAAGGTATTTTAGATGTAATTATTATACAGGTGGACAGGATAATATATCTCTTTCTTTTATGGTTGATTTTAATCCAAAGAAATATAACTATTATTTGAAGGGAACTGAAGCTGTTTATTGTGGAGAACCTAATACTTATTGTAATTTGGTTTATTGTGGTGGCGGAGCAAATTTAATAGATGAGAAAGGAACAGATGCAGGATTAACAGGAAGACTTTTTAAATATATTATTACGGGTGACTTATCAAATGAATTTATTTTAAACTCTTTAACTCTGTATTACAGAGGAAAAGGTATTAGAGAATATGGAGAGTAACAATGGGACTTAATACTACTGCAAAAAATAGTATGCTGACAAATCTTATAGGTCAGGCTGTTTATGCTTCAATTCATAATAATGACCCCGCAGATAACGGGGCTAATGAAATTTCTGGTGGTTCTCCTGCTTATGCTCGTAAGAGTTTGACTTGGGGAACACCAAGCAATGGGTCTGTGTCTATTACAAATCAGCCTGTATTTGATATTCCTGCTGGGACAACGGTAAAATATGTTGGCTTATGGTCAGCATCAACAGGTGGAACTTTTTATGGTTCTGCTGCTGTTACAAATGAAACCTATTCTGGTCAAGGGACTTATACTGTAACTTCTGGAACAATTTCTATAAGTTAACGGTGTTAAATGTCTATATCTGTTGTTAGTATTTCTACCCCATATACTTCTACAAGCACCACTTCTGTAACTGTGAACACTCCATCAGGAGTGCAGGCTGGTCATCTGCTTGTTGCTCATATAGCTTGGGAAAGTAACTCTAACTTAATTAGTTCTGTTCCTGCTGGTTGGACACAAATTTTCAATGCTACAGCAGGCACAAGAGCTATTAGACACGCTTTATACTATAAAGTTGCTACTGCCAGTGAACCAACTTCTTATACTTGGTCATTAAGTTCTGCTGTTGAAGCTATTGGTTTTATAATAGCTTTTTCTGGGGTAGATACTGCTTCTCCTATTGGTAATTATTCTAATTCTACCAGCACATCTTCCTCTACAAGCCACACTGCTCCAGCAATTAATATACAGGCTGCTGGAAACTGGGCTATTCATTGTGCGGCTACTGCTTACGGAACAACTTATACCCCACCGAGTGGTTATACTGAAAGATATGATACAAGAACGGGAACTGGCTCTGCTAATATAGCTGCTACATTATCAACTAAAGAATACACAGCTGTTGGCAGCACTGGAAATATTACTGCAACTTCAGCTAATGCTGATTACTTTGTAGCTGCTCTGGTTGAACTTAAAGCTTTTATTGCTAATAGAAATGGTTCGTTTACAATTTCTTCTACTACATCTACCAGTGACAGTGGAAATTCTGGAAGATTTTTTGGTTTTGCAATATCTCAAGCTTCTGACATTTCTGTAGTTGGTTTAAAGGGAGCATCAGAGGATTATTCTGGGGAGTTTATAATTTCGGCAACAACCTCTCTGGACACTCTGGGAGTAAAGAAAAACTCTGGTCAGCTTGTTATATCTTCTATTGGAGCATTTTCTAATAGTGGAAAAAAGAGTTCAGCTGGTAGTTTTGTAACTATTAATTTAACCTCTTCTACTTCTAATGCTGGAAAGAAGGGTGGTAGAGGCTATATTGACACAATAGCAGTTGCTCAAAGTGTTTCTAATGATGGGAAGAAGGCAGGAAAAAGTTCTATTGAAACAATAATAGTTACTCAAAGTATATCTAATAATGGGAAGAAGGAAGGAAAAGGCTCTATTGGAACGATAACAGCCTCTCAAAATATTTCCAATGTGGGTAAACGGGGGTCTCTTGGTTCGTTTAATGTTGGAAGTGAAGCTTCGTTTACTAAATCTGGTTATAAGCAGGGGGAAAATTTAATTGAATTATCTTTAGCCAATTTAATTACTTTTGCTGGAATTGCTCAAGAACAAGCAAATAGTTTTTATGGTTCTTTTGCTGTTACAGAAACAGGAGAAGTAGTATTTAATGGTAAGAAGGAAGTTGCTAATATTATTGATATAATAGAAAGTCTTGCATTATCTTTATTTGGACAGAGCAGAGAGATAATAAATTTGGAAAAAAGAAGCAAGATATTTACTACTATTGTTGGGAAATCCAGCATAAAGCCAATAAATTTGGTAAAAAGAAACAACATTTCTCCTACAATTATTGGGAAATCAAAAATACAAACCATTATTGAGAGTTAACAATGAGCAAAATTTATGCAAACAGCTCTGGTATTACAATAATCAATTATTTAGATAGGGACATTAGTAATGTGACTGAAGCCAGAATTTATTATAAAAAACCATCAGGAGCAACTGGATATTGGGTAGCAGATATTGATGTTGGGAATAAAGCAATCACTTATAAAATTACAAATGAGCTTGATGAGAGTGGAAGATGGCAATTCCAACCTTATATTGCTGGAGATGGTTTTATTTATTATGGTTCTGTCTGGTCTCAATGGGTGGAGAATTCTTTAGGATGAGCAATAAGAAAACTTTAGATATTATAAAGGATTTAAAAAAGAATATTATTTTTTCTACTCGTCCGCCTAAAGATAATGAAGGTGTTAATGAAAGTATATGGATAGATACCACAACTAATATTATTTATATTAAGCATAATAATACTTGGACACACCAAGAACAATCAATTACTCTTAATAATATTGATTGTGGAGAGTATAGTTAAGGAGTAAAATATGGCTGTAACAATTCAAATTAAAAGGAAATCAGGAAGCAATCCTACTTCTTTGGCTGCTGGTGAGTTAGCTTTTAGAACTGATACAGGAGAACTGTTTGCTGGTGATGGTTCAACTGTTCAGAAGATTGGTTCTAAAAATATGCTAACCACTGCTGGTGGCACATTAACTGGATACTTAACCTTAAATGCTGACCCAACAAGTGCAATGCACGCAGCTACCAAAAACTATGTTGATAATGTGGCTGCTGGTCTTGATATTAAAGCAAGTGTAAGAGCCGCTACCACAGCAAATATTACACTATCTGGTGAACAAACCATTGATGGTGTTTCTTGTGTTACTGGTGATAGGGTTCTGGTGAAAGACCAAACTACTGCTACGCAAAATGGAATTTATGTGGTTTCTATAAGCACTTGGTCAAGAGCTGCTGATTTTAACACAGGCACAGCAACTTGGGGAGCTTTTACTTTTGTTGAAGATGGTTCAACCAATGGTGGTAAAGGTTTTGTCGCCACAGCAGCAGGTAAATCTGGGGCTATCAATATTGGAACAGATAACATATCATTTACAGTTTTTAGTAATGTTGGTAATTATACTATTGGTAATGGTCTCCAGCTTTCAGGTAATACAATTAGTGTATTGGCTGCTGACAGCACAATAAATGTTAGTGCTTCTGGTGTTAAGGTTGGGGTTATTGGTAGTAGTAATTTAGGCAGCCAGTGCGTTGGTGCTGCTGCTCTTGGGGCTGTAGTTGGTGCTGGATTACAGGGTGGTAGTGGTAGTGTTATAGCTTTAAAACTTGCTGATACCACTCTTTATGCTGATATTCCTAATGGAGTTAAAGTAAATGTTATTGGTTCTTCCAACATTGCGGCGGGAGCAGTTGGAACAAACCAATTAGCTGCCACATCTGTAACTGCTGCTAAACTTGGTAGTGATGTGGCTGGCAATGGTTTGGCTGGGGGGAATGGGGCTCCTTTAACTGCCA